CCATCTGGAGCTACTGCTTGATTAGCTGTAGCAGTGACGTTTGTTTTTGTCCATGCGGCATTACTAAAATCACTCGGATGCGTTACAAGATTCGTAGCCTGTGGCGCATGAAGCAGATAAGGCTTTGTACCTAACGCTGAACCCGTGGCCTCTGTAACGACATTGCTGGTTACTGTGTTGCCATTGGCTGTTGAAAAGTGGTTAAACCCATCTTCCCTGATTCTGTAGTCGGCATCGAAGTTTTCTGCGAGGGCTGCGCCCCATAGATAAACGCCACTTACTGTATCACCTGAAAATGATTGATTCTGCGTACCGTCTGTCGATATAAATATACTGAAGTTATTAACTGTTGCTGTGTTTGTTGTAACAGTTATAAGACATTTATACCAACCATTGCCAACATCAGTAATATCAGTGTTGTCAGTCGTATATCCAGTCCCGATTGTGCCTGACGAATGAACAACTCCACTACTTAAATTAAATACCGCATAACCATAATTACCAGCATTATCATTAGGTCTTATCTCAATGTAATCATACCCACCAGCTTTTGCATAAACGGTTGCAGTATAAGTTAATGATGATGCCGCTTTAGTAATATCATCCCTGATATAATGAGCTGCTGATGTTGCATTCGGTACAATCAAGTCTGCTGTATAACCACCATCAGGGGCTTTTACATCATTGGTTGTTATCGCGCAATTTCCTGTCCCACCAGTCCATGACGCATCACTGAAATCAGTTGGAGCAGTAACCAAGTTCTCCCATACAGGACAATACTGACTCGGATTCTGATTGGTCTGGCCTGTGACGTTTTCGACTTGAAATTCGGTTATTTCGTAGGTTACATCAGGTGTAGCGTGCTTATCACGAACACCAAAATACAATGTACCATCACCGTTTTTACTGACGGTTACTGAGTAGCGGGTAAGCGTACCATCTTCCGTAATGTTAGTTGAAGTTCGCAACCCGCCTATATGAAGGAGCACTAAATCACCATTAGTGCCTGACACTTTCCTAATCTTTACTGAAAATGTATATTCTTCGGCATCAATACAATTAGGTATTGAAAAGTATATTCTGTCGTATTGGACTGCGGCTGTCCATGTAGTAGCTGAATCAACACTTCCACTACCATAATTGGTCGCAGTATTTAAGTCTTCTGAGCACGGACTACTTTCAGTTGCATCAGCAACCAGATTCTTTACAACCCTAGCCTTCTCAAATGGCAAGGCACCTACCGGAGTCTCACGAATAATCCCTTCATGATCCTCTAGCCATATCGGTGTCGTTGCTCTTGCGTCTTCCCAACCGGAGTAGTCCTCCGGTGTCGGCATTGAAAGGATTTCATTTGCCATTTAAGCGACAAGCTCCCAAGGCTCTGCGCCTGACATTACATGCGGCGTAGCAACAGTCGGACGCTTCCAAGTCAGTACGTTACCGTCAGCATCAACGGTGTCGGGTACGTCAGGCATGAAATCAAGGAAGTAAGACTCTGAAAGAGGAATATCCACAATAACCGCTTCAACCTGACGTTGACCAATGACCGTTACGCCATCGTCGTCAAGAATATCTTCCATCACCGGATTACCGTCAGCGTCATACTGCTTGTGCTTGAAGGTAGATTGACTGGCCTTAATAATCCATGACGCGCCCAGTTTTGTAGCAATACCGGCAGCCATCAAATCCAGTGCCTCTGTGATGTTTTCAACCGCCCTGACTTCCATGTGTACCAGCATCCGGTTGTTGAAATCACGAGTTCCTGGCATCTGGCGCATGGACACGTCTTTAAGCTCAAGCAGAGCCGCAAGACCATTGAAAACCGGAGGTAGATTTTCCATCTGCGTTCCGGCTTCCATTTCTATGATGGCTTGATGCATCATTTTAGTATTACCTTGTCCTGTTAATTAAAACTCGATCCCACGAATCCGCTTGAAGTGCTCACGCGCCTCACGACCTTTTGTGGCCGCTTCAACACCTTTGCCTTTAGGATGGTTTTTCAGTGCCCATTTACCACTTTCCTTGCTGTTATCTTTCACGATAATAACCAGTGCGCCACCGGGCTTTGGTTTAGCCTCAGTACCCGCTACAGCCAGCTGAATATCCATCTTCGCGCACTGAAAGGCGGTTTCCAGCCAATACTGGTCAAGCTCTTCGGGCGCATCCAGCTCCTCAAGCAGTTCAGGATAAAAACCATCGGCATCGATCTCGATCTTGCCTGGAGCTATAACCTTTGCCCATTTTGGTAATACTAATTCTCTTGCCATTGTCATTTCCTCAATTAAGCGGCGCGAGCGAAGCCAGCTGCATTAACCTGAGCCGTCAGATCCGAGCCATCAGTGGTAGCACCAAAATCATGATGCGTCAGTGGCACTCGACCTGAATCAGCCGCCGACTCTTCATAAGCTGTTACCAGCTTTGTGAGTGTGTTGTTTGTGGCACCACCGGCAGATGTCCAGGTTGGATCGGGCACATCAACATCGACGCGATCATTGGTGTTGTCGACTGTAACCGTTCCAGTTAATCCGGTTTTACGTGCATAGTTGGTAAAATCTGCCTCAGTATTACCGGCCTCAGCCAGCAGATCGGCAATGTCAGTGCGATCAACCAGGGTTGATTCAGCTTCATTTGCCTTAAGCAGAAAAATTAAAACATTGGTGGCAGCATCGCGTATTTTCTCCGCGAACGCGCCCTTTGAGATATTAAATACGCCATCTGACATTTTTCGTTTTCCTCATTGAATAAAAAAAGCCCTCAATTGAGGGCTTAACGATCGGCTTGATACTGTCGTTGATTTAAGACAGTTGAGCTTCTAATACCTTGAGCTCTTTTTCAGTGTCATCGATTTCCGCGACAACAGAGGCCTTTTGTTCATCAGTTAACTCACCCTTGAGCTTTTCTTTCGAAGCTACCAGGCCCTCATTCAAACTGGCAATATTGGCCTGAATCTCTTCGCGATCAGCCAGCAGCATATGCTTGATCACCTGACCACCATTTTCTTTCAGCGCATAATCAACAGCCTTTTTGTTTTTGTCTGCAAACCCAGCGTTGACCAGATCATTGATTAAACCTTCATCAGATTCGATAACAGAGTTCGCCTTGTAATCCACATCCTCGATCTTACGATCAACCAGGACTCGGGCTTTCAATTGTTTTGACATTTCATTTTCCTCGGTAATAAAAAAGGACCGGATAACCCGGTCCTTTTTTAGATCATGACCAACCTAATTAGATTAAGTCGCTGAGTTCTGGAAGTATTTGACTGCTGAAGTATCAGTCAGGTTACCGCCAGAGCGCATCCACATGAGGAAACCAATCTGGCCCAGCTTGATGTAGGCAGAATCAGCGAAGCGGAACAGCTGCGCAGCCATCACATCGCGGATAACATACTTGCTCAGGTCACCGAACAGAATGGATTTGGCATTGGCAGCCATCACAGGCATGTCATCATTGACGACGATCTTCTTACCCATGAGCATGTCTGGCATCTCACCAGACATACCTTCATAGCCAGGCAGGAAGATGGGTCGACCCTGGTCATCCTTGATTTTGCGTACAGTCGCAACCGACAGATCATTCATCATGAAGCCTGCACCTGGTGATTTGCGGTAAGCCGAATTCACAGAGTGGAACAGGTCGATCAGGCTGTCATAAATCACACTGGTTGCCTGGCCAGTCGCGCCAGCTTTACCGGCTGTCGATTTAGCCTGGATACCGCCAGGCTGGGAACTGCCCGTACCTGTGGTGAAGTAGGTGTTTGTGACACGATGGATACGCTGGGTGCAGCGCTTACCGACAAAAGCCTCAACATCGATCTGGCTATCCTGGATCAGCTCGAAAGGCACCGCCACGATCTTTGATGAGAACTTGTAAGCATTCACAGGCACAGTACCAAAATCAGGATCATCGCCCGTTGCCGTGGTATTTTCACCGATCAACTCACCTGTTTCTGAAGTACCATCACTGGTGGGGAACGAAAGATCATTACCCATCTCAGTGGTAATTACTTCAGCCGCTTCACGCACGCCGCCAAATTCATTCAGGAAATCCACCAGGCGAGAAGCTACATCTGACTGAACAGAGTAACCACCTTCAGAACCCGTGCCCGTGCTCATGGTGGCGCGTATCTCGGTCCACTCTTCAGCAGACAGCGCGTTATCACCACCACGAGCCCACTTGGCAAACAGCTCAGCTTCACGCGATTTACTGTCGTGAGCAACACGATCAGCCGCATCAGCAACCTGGTCAGCTTCATACTGATCAGCCATTGCAGCAGCAACGTCTTCATGACGCTTGATACTGGCCTTGAGCTCATCGACTTCCGACATCAACGCGTCATATTTCTCCTGGTGTTCAGGAGTCCATTTTTCACTTTCGGTATTATCTACCAGGTTGTGAAGGTCTTTTGCACGGGCAGCATGACGCTCCCGCAGAGCTTGAATACTCTCAGGCATAACATTTTCCTCTTTACTTGGAATAAAAAAACCGCCGATGGGGCGGTCTGGTTTAGCTGAACGCGGGAGCGAATCAGTTAAATAATGAAATCACTTCAGCTCTACGCTTCAAGTGATCGTGAAATTGTTTTGAATAAACCGGATTACCCAGATCATCCGAGGATTCTTCAGGCTCATCCTCAATTCGGTTAACAGTAGGTGCATTGCTGTAAGCTGATAAATTCCAGTCAGACTTATTTTTGACTTTATCCTCAGCGATCGAATCAGCAAATCCGTACTCGACTGACTCATCCGCATTAAACCAGGTCTCGGCTTTCATCCAGTCTTCAACAGCCTCAGCATCCTGACCGGTTTCCTTCACATAGGTTTTGATCAGGGTGCCGTCAATCTTCTCAAGCAGACCAGCCGTGCTGAGCAAGTCATCTGAATTGCCCCAGGCGATCGTCCAGGCCTTGTGGATCATGAAAAATCCACCGTCAGCAATCACCACTTCATCACAACTAACAGCAACATAGGAGGCAGCCGAGGCGGCATAGCCATCGATATGAGCGATGATCTTGCTATCATGCTCACGGATCGCCTGTTCGATCGAGCGAGCGGCAAACACATCACCCCCTGGTGAATTGATGCGCAGATGAATGACCGGCGCATCGATTTCATTCAGGGCTTTTAAAAATGTTTCCGGGGAAACACCGCCCCAGTAATCATCTGAAACAATCGCGTCATACAGATAGATCGTGGCTTCATCCCCAGACTGTTCAGCCTTGAAATAACCTTTTCCCTTATTCAAGGCTATCAGCTTAAGAAGTGGCTTCATTGGATTTTTCCCCTGTATAGCGATTATTGCCGTCATCAAGCGGCTCTTGATTTTCCAATTTACGGATCTCGTTAGGCGTAGCCCAGCCAGGCTCGCCAGCTCTGCCGAGTGCGATGCGATATGCCTCGTAACGGGTTTTGATATCCCCTCGCTCAAGGCCAGCCGTCTTGAATTCAAAGTAATATTTTTTGTGGTCAGAGCCGGTGAACAATTTTCGATTGAGCTCTTGCTGAAATTTAACCAGGTGACGCATCAGGGTGTACTTCACGAAACCAATCGACATCTGCTCGACACCCGAGCCCCAGCTGGTCGTTTTCTCTGTGTGACCAATCATATGAGGCGGCACCCCGAAGATTCGAGCGATATCTTCAACCTGGAAACGCCTGGTCGCGATCAGCTGGGCATCTTCCGCCTTCATGCTCAGCTCATGTACTTTCATACCGCCAGCAAGCAACGCTGGCTTATGATTATTACCCATCCCTTTATGGCGTTCGGCCCAGGTATCGCGCAACATGTTTTTGTCGGCTTCATCAACCTTACCCGGTATTTCCAGGGCAAAATCAGGACGCGCACCGTTTTCGAAAAAATCAGCACTGAATTGATCAGCCGCTAAAGCGATTCCGGCTGAGCTCTTCAATGAATAACGAATCTGGCTTTGGCCGTTCAAACCATTAAACCCAGGACCAGGTACATGAATCATGTCATCCTGATCAATAACCTCTGTCGTTCCATCATCATTAAGCAACCGATACCATAGACGGTCTTTTTCTTTAATAACAGTAACGCGGGATTTGTGATAAGGCTTAAAACCGGTAACCCCTGGACTGCGTCGACCAGGTCTCAGTATTCTCGTGAAGGTATCACCGAGCAGCAATAATGAGCTGGTTTTGTATTCCCAAAATACTGGTGCTGACCAGGACGGGTTAGGTTCATAATTTAACAGCCAGGCAAAATCATGTTCGACGCGTTTTCTATTATCTCCATCTCGCTCATATACATGCAGCGGGATTGATGAAATAGCACCAGCGATCAGGTTAACAGAAGCATAAACAGCCGACACTGTCATTGCTGTCTGCTCAGTTACAGACATCCCGGCTGCCGAGCCGCCGGTAAAGAATTCATACATCTCAGAACCGCTGGTGATATCTGCAAGCGAGGTTTCATTTTTAATCGCAACGCCAGCCCTTTGAGACTGCATCATCTCGACATGCTTGTTAATGATTGGGCTACCTGGTATCCGGGCCATTGCCTGAGCCCTGCTAAAACGATCAGCAGCCGTCATTCTGTTTTGCAAATCACTCATAAAATAATCAACTCAGGACTGGCCTCTTCTTCAGGTTCACCCATCAATAATGCCTGGCACATAATCGAGCCAACAGCGCCATCAATTTTGCTCTGCCGGTTTTCTTTGCGGGGAAATACATTTTCATTGGCATCTTCCCTGGCCATGACATTGCTCATCATCCAGTTAAGCACCGGGCTATTTTCATGATGCAGCCTGCCAGCTTTGACCATTGCGAACAGGAACTTCATCGGCTCGGATACCCCTTTAGTCGTCTGGGCAACTTCAACAGTATCGATGCCCG